TGCGACCCTTTTCATCTCTGGCATACTTAACCTTAGTTCCCTTACCGGGCTCTGTCTGAAGCAAATCTATAAAATCTTCCTTCGGAACAACCGTCGAATTTTTAGTCTTAGTGAAATCGATTTTCCGCTCCTCTTCTTTCTTTGCTCCCATAGAAAAGTTTATCAGAAAATTAGAAGGTTTATTCCCCATAGCAACCGATGCCATTTTTGTGTATGCGTAAAAATCAACCATAGGGAATTTTTTAGCTATAGAATACGCCAATGCTAAGTAATCAGGAGAAAAGAAATCGCCCGCGTCATGCCATCTAATTACGTGCTTGATATCTTTTTTTTCTCCGGACTTAACAAGTGCGGAAATTTCCTGTTCCAATAGATTAGAAAACCCAGCGGGATCATTCAAAAGAAAATTCAGAACCTTGGTTTGAGAGAGAGAAGAATCCTTCCACTGAACATATCCCCCTTTTCTGGCATAACAGTAAACCTTACATGCGCCCGCTCCGGGACACGTATCCACCACTACAAATTTTCCAGTCTTTTCGTCAACCGCAAGACCCTTTAACGCGGGGAGCCCTATATTGTGGAATTGGACAAACCCTTTACCACCACTATGAGCCAATTTTTCGTTTTGTTTTAACAACTTCGTAGGACGGGTCATGACCATGCGTTTCAACGCATCGAGATTGACCTTTTTTCCATCCTGATTTTGAATCTCAATGTTTGATGAGTGGACGTATGGCATTTCAAACTTATCCTTTGCACTTTTTTCTCCCGCGACAGATGTGGCCAAATAATCCGACATCTCATCGTCAGGAACCTCACGGGTCCTAGCTCCCAAGAAATCTGCTTCATTTAAATTATTTTTAACAAAGTCTTCAATTGGAATAATTTTCATTTCAATTAAAGATTCCGTTTTAATCTCGTCGATACACTCCGAAACAAGTTTTTTAAATTCAGAAATTTTCATATTATTTTACAGTAACAAACACTACACCATTAGTTAACTTTAACTCTATGTTTACAACATCTCTCCGAAGATTTGTTATAAATACTTCCTGATTTCCGACGGTTTGAACATCATGTTGATTAGGACCGACTTCTGTTTGAACAACGTTGCTTGATTGGGAAAAATCGGTTTCCTCGGAATCATTTTCTGAGAGTAAATCTTTAAGTTTAATCATGGTATCAATAAATATCCCCAAACATTATAAAATGTTGAAAGATTTCAAAATTAGTCTAACATACATATATGTTCACAGAACTCAAAATAGACCTTTTGTCCGCTGAGGTAGATGCTATAGGCCATTGCGCGAACTGCTTCTGCACTATGGGGTCGGGTATTGCAAAACAAATCAAAGTTAAACTCCCAGAAGCATTTGCCGAAGACTCCAAAACCACACCAGGTGATAAAAATAAATTTGGGAAGTTTTCCTGTGCATCTATAACTTCTCCAAAAATAGAAACCAAGATTAAGTTTGTTTATAATCTATATGGACAATATTATTATGGTAAGGATTCTCGTAAACTTAACTACGAATCTATCTATACCGCACTTGAAGGTATGAGACGGGATTGTGTTTCACGACCAGTAAAAACTGTGGGATTTCCGAAAAATATGGGATGTATGCTCGCTGGGGGAGATTGGAACATTGTGTCGTCTATGATTCACTCCATATTCGACGGGGGTCCGTTTGATGTATTCATTTGTGAATATACTGTATAAACCATGCCAATCATTTTAAATACTAAATCAATTTATTACAACGATTGTAATTTAATTGCTCAACCATCACATCCATCATTAGTCTCTAGGCGGGATATTCCTATGGAGTTGAATCGTATTTTTGTTTCGCCTATGGACGCCGTAGTTGGCCCAACCTTCGCTAAAGAAGCATCAAAAATTGGTCTGAGTGTCTGTATTCACAGATTCACCACGATTCAAAATCAGCTTGAGATTTATAAACAAACAAATTCATCCAACGTTTTTGCTAGTATAGGGTTAAACGATTGGGATAGAGTAGATATTCTAAAAGACTATACATCAAACTGGCTAATAGATTGCGCGAACGGATATCTTGCTTCAATAAAAACAGTTATCGAAAGACTCGAACAAACTGCCCACGTAAAAAACTTAATAGTCGGAAACATACACAGTTCGTCCGGAATAGAAATCTACAAAACCTTCTCGGGAGCACAGTTCAACTTAATGTTCAGAGTAGGGATAGCAGGAGGATCCGCTTGTTCTACATCTGATGCAACCGGTGTGAACCGGGGACAAATTACCGAAATAATAGAATGTTCTTCGGAAACAGAAAAGTATCCAAATTTTTATACTATCGCAGACGGTGGGATAAAAAACGGAAACTATGCAGCTAAAGCGTTTGGGGCAGGTGCGGATTTTATCATGTTAGGTGGATTTTTTGCTAGAGCGAAAGAGGCTGAGACAAATATCATTGGAGACGGAACTTTTTGGGGAGGGGCTTCACTGAAACAACAAGAGAGATATGGAGGGAAACGCAGACACAGTGAAGGCAAGGTATATAAAATAGAAGAATCTCTGGAAAGTCTGTATGACTTAATTCACGGAGATAATGGGATTTGGGGAGGATTAAGCAGCACAGTTAGTTACTCGGGATATAACACACTCACAGATTTCATTGGAAACGGAGTTTTTGAGATAAAAGAAAACAGTCTTCCACCTGGAAACAGAAAGTGATTTATGGCGAAAGACCCTCCGGAGACGAAAAAGATATACTGTCCTCTATGTTTTCAACCCATGACACGAAGACCCGATAGCACAAAATATGATTGCTTAAGAGAACATGGGAAAGACAAAAAACCCGTTTGGGTGGATATTCGTAGATATGACAACTCGGATAGTAAATAAACATCACAAAATCCCATACGACGTATATATTGGTCGTGGATCTGATTTTGGAAACCCCTACATAATAGGGGTAGACGGTGACAGAGATGAGGTTATAAACAAATACTGTAAATATTTCTATAAAAGAATTAATGAAGAACCATTATTCAAACTTAGAGTGGAGGGATTGAGGGGAAAAACACTAGCGTGTTTCTGTAAACCGAAGTCATGTCACGGAGATGTTATTATTAGTTACCTTAACGAAGGTATGATGCCCCAAGAGCCTTGGGCACAAGATAAATGTATTCATTAAACTGGAATTCTGTCAAAATCTAGTTTGTATTTCTCACAAAGCTTCTTGGCCATTCTATAAGCCGAAAAAGCCTCTGATTCATTTGGACTGTTTGACAAAGCTTTCAATTTCTTGATTTTATCAAACATCTCTATATCGACATCCCCATAAATATATTTTCCCACATTGGGTTGGAGAGGATTCTCAAATTTATCCACTTTATCTTCCACTGCTCCAGAGCTTATCTTGTTGTTATAATATTCCAACAATTCTTTTGAATCTTTTCCCAGATCTTTCTCCTCACGTAAAACGGTTATATCTCCACTAAACTCGTCTCTAAGAGTAAAGAATAAAAAGTTTAGAACGGGAGTTTTTTCCGAAGGAATAAAATTTGGACCAAAATCTATCTTATCAGGAGACAGCCCCTTCGACAATCCTTCCGTTAGAAGAAGCTGACGTTTTTCAGTCCCTTCTCTTATCTCCTGAGAATAACTTGTGTTATAATCATCAGCTCTCTTGCGGAGATTAAGTGCGTCTTTTAAAACTTGTTTCGATTTCTCTCTTACTGTGTCTGATATAGAAAATGTAGACATATCTCAACATACATATCATTAAAGCATTTATTAAAATCACTTCTCCTTAAGCATTCTAATAATCTGATTCAACACCGGTTCCTTTATATCAGTGGTAATGGTCACTATATTGTATTGTTTATTTGGGTGATCGGCAGAAGTCATTCTTTCAACCGAAATGTTTAATGGTATATGTGTACCGTTTATAACACTCAACCACCCTGAAAAATCTTCGTGTGAAAAAAATCTAGCAGAAACATTTTCTCCGTGAACAGGGGTAAGCGACTTTTCTTCTTTATGTCGGTCAATAGAAGATGCCTCTAATAAACATTCACGTATAACAGATTTAAGTTCGTCCCTGGTCATGATAATAAATATACCATTCTTACCGAAACTTAAACCTTTTTATTCCACTCATATTTGAGATGTCCACAATCCCAAATTCTATCATATCCCATCGACCTCATAATTTCCCACTCAGATAAGGATTTATCGTGACCTAACTTTACAAGTTTATGTTTTGGAAAATTATACCTATGAAGTCTAATATCGTGGTTTTTCATGTAAAAATAATTCGGTTTTGACGTAGATACGTAGATAAATCCGTTCTTCCTATAAACATTCGATGATTTAATGGAAAAACGACAATCCGCATATGTTACCAATTTGTCTGGATTTCTGGTCTTAATGAAATGTGACAATAATTTACTAAATGAACCTCTACATGACGTATTTAGTTTATTACAAAACCGCATCAATTCATACTGATTCTTTGTGGATTTACTTCCCAACACCGCCCTTAAAGAGCCAAACGTCATCAGAGATATCAGTTCTCCTTTAGAGTATAATCCTAAATAAATGCTTGATTTATCCGGTCCCTGTAGGTGATTCTCTTTAAGAAAACTGGTTTTTTCTTTAGACGTGGGAACACCAATAATCATATCTCTGGCATTGAATGTGTCTGTAATTTTTGAGATCCTGGACAGAATCATGCTCTTAATTATATCTTTTTTATTTTTCCACTCATCTTCAAATATGTGCAAGAGTCTTATCCCTAAATTCTCCGCTTTAAGCGTCTTTGCAAGATGATAATGTTTATCTCGTCCACCATGAACATCCGAGTGGAAATACAATCCATTTAATTCTATAGCTAGCTTTATATCTGGCAAATAAATATCCACTTCAAATGGACTGATGATTCGTTTGGTATTTGTCACTATAATCCCATTATATACCGATGATATAAAATCGTAAATTTCCTTCTCACATCTCGATTGTGGAGGCATTTCTATCTTAGATAAATTTTCGGAAAACTTCTCCTGTGTAAACTCACTTATTATTTTACCGTATTTATCCTTATATTCGGATTGAGTTATCCCGTGCAACCTAAGATGCGAGTTACTTAAAATCTTTAGAGGTTCATTACAAATTTTACAAACTACTCGATTTTTAGGATTTAAATTTATATGAGATGATCTATCTATTGTAGATTTTACGGTCGACCATAGGTGTGAATATTCTTTCCCATGAAGTTCTATGAATTCTCCCGTAGACATTTTATGTTTTTTACATATATGATTCGTAAATGCTCCTGATTTATTATCTACATCATATGTCCACCAATCACATAAACAACATATCAATTTTTTTCGTATATCTTCCTTCACAACAAATGAAGTATCAAAATTACCCTCCGATAACTCAACGGAGTGCTTCTTCAAGTGTTCGGACACACCACCAGACAAATTTCGTATATCCTTGGTTTCCCACCCACAATACTTACAAACCATGATTTTAGTTGGATCGTTCGGAATTCTCTTAGATCTAGAACGGTTGTAATCAAAATCAGAAAACTTACAGTTGTTACCACAATAAGTTCTATGGGAAGGTATTTCCTTTTTACATATTTTACAATTTTTCATTTTACTCCATGTCTGGGAATAATTATGTATCCGTTACGTAGGAGAGTAAATTTATTTCATTTTTGGACACGAAAAACCCGACGGGATTGGACCGTCGGGTTTTTCTTTAACTAATCCCTAAAGATTAGACGTAGTTAAGATCCGAGATAAGGATCCTTCCGTAGAATTCCGGACGGACTACCTTCTTAGCGTATCTCGTCATTACCCCACGGCGAGGCGTGAAGTTAATCGGATCATACACGAGAGGTGTCTGAACGAGCGGAACGTATGGGCTGTAGACAGCACCAGACTCAAGGAAGTTAGAACCACGGAATCCGATAAGGATCTGATTCTCAACCATGTATGGGTTCTTGTAAACCTGGAAGCGACTTGCGAAGCTACCGACCTTACTTACACCCATTGCGAACTTAGCACTGTCGCCGTCGGTGCCGACAATGAATCCAGGAATCGACTCAAGGATGGTAGCAACATCAGGGCTTACGACCATGAAGTTAGCACCACCACGGAGGGTCAATTGGTGAATCTTGTTGCTGGCTCTCTGAATCTTGTTACCAAGAGTCTGGAACCATGTGGACTTGACGTATGCGGTGCGGTTAGCAGCCGAATCCTCGATTCTTGTGAAGACGGCGTTACCGTTTCCATCAAGAGTCTTGGTGAACTCAGTTCCGATCTTGGCACTCCAAGCCTCGGTTGTCTCACCAGGAGCAGCAGTCAATAGCATGTCCAAGATTTCGAGATCGATTTCCATAGAGACATACTCACTCAACAGAGCGGTCAACTCAGCCTCAGCATCAATGCTGTGGTAAGCGTTCAAGTCTTGGGCGAGTTCTGGGGTCCAGACGGCCTTCAACTTACGAGTCTTAGCAACGATTGGTTCGCTCTTGAGTTCGAGGTTGACCTCAGGGATACCGATTGTAGCAAGACTGTTTCCACCGGTGGAATCTTCAAAGTCACCACGGGTTGTGTCGGTAGGCTGCTTGCTTCCGGAAACATACATTCCGTTTGAAGCATCAGTTACAGCGGAAGCGGTAACAACTGCCGTGAGGTAGTAGTTAGGTGCAGCAGCTGTTCCTGCGTTATAAACCTTGGTAAACTTCGAGAGAACACCAGAGTCAACGGAAGCGGATTGGAAGGTGAAGCTACGAACAGCGTTCAAGTCCCAGTTTCCGGCGTTGGTTGTGAGGTTCCATGTGATCGTCTTATACTTCGAGGCAGCTACGCTGGCCGAGTAATCAGCATCGTAGTTCACATCCGCCCATGAAGAAGCACCAGCAGCAGATCCTGTGGTTACAGTGATCGTGGAAGCCGATGTGTTGATCGTATATCCATATTCACCTGCACCATAAAGACCGTTGACAGCTGAATCAGTTGATCCGAGCTTCTTCAACGTTCCACCGAAGAGGGACTCTCCAGAGGTCTTTCCACCACGGGCGTTGCCATACTTGAAATCCAAGTAGAAGATAAGTCCGCTTGGGAGGTTCATCGGCTGAACGCTTACGAATTCCTTTGCGGCGATTTCAGCGAACACACGGCGAACGAGAGGGAGAGCTACGCCAGCCCACTGCTCACTGTTTGTGCTCGTTCCGGTGGAGGTTGCTTCGGAAATAAGCTGTTGAGCCTGATTTTCGAGAAGCACAGACATATTTGCTTTGTCGGTGCCTTGCAATCCTTCAAGCAAGCCGGTCTTTTCCCACTTGCCCTGGAGTTGACGAGTCTCTTCGAGAAGACGAGACATCGGATTTGAGTTGTTTGTCAATAATGACTTTACATTATCCATATATTTTGTTTGTTTTTTTGAATTTACGTGGTTTTAGTTTACTTCTTAATACCAGCGAGTTTTTGGAATCTCGAAGCCATTTCGTTAGCCGGAGCCACGACGATGTTCTCGGCGGGCTTGGTCGTTCCTACAGATTGTGACGCGAAGCCTTCAGTGATAGACTTCTTTACAGGAGTCTTTACTTTACTGAAATTTAATGCTTCTGATAGATTATTGAAAGCGAGCTTGACTTCACGAACGGACTTAGCCAAGTCGAACGATTCAATAATTTTCATTTTCTGACCTTGATTCAATGCGTGTGCTTTAAATATTTTGTTTGTGTAAAGCAATTTAGCATTCAACAAATTAACTTCATTTAACTGATGGCGAAGGAACTTGATAGTCTCCAACGCTTCAGCCAATTGTTCCTTTTCTTCGGAAATCTCATCATCCGCATCGGCGTCCTTAGACTCCACAACGGATTCTTCTTTAACATCACCATTCAACTCGGCGAGCAACTCTTCCAAGTTGACCTCATCGTCATCTCCCATATCAACAACATCCCCTTCGGGAGACGCAGAAGCATCCGCCGGAGAGACTTCGGAAGCAGGCGATGAATCTGCGGCAGGAGCCTCAGCGGCGGCGTCGCCGGCCACAGGCAACTGACCAGGAGCAACAACCAAAGCAGGAGCTTCTACAGTCTTCACGTCTCCAAGTCCTTCAACAGGAGTCACAGCAGGAGCTGCTGGAACTGCATCTGCGGAAGGAGCTGCTGGAACTGCATCTGCGGCAGGAACATCTGAGGCTGTCGGAGCTGCATCGCCCGAGGGGACTTCTTCATCTTCTCCATCACCCTCCTTAATATCAGAATCCAATTCTTTTAAAATCTGGTCAATTTCATCAGATGTTACAGTAACATCGTCGTCCGGCGTAGCCTTTTCGGAAGGAACTACTTCTCCGGCATCATCTTCACCCAATTCTTCTTTTAACTTTGCACCAAGCATTGATTTAAGCTTTGGTGTAAACGCCTCTTCAAGAAGAGACTTAGCATTAGCTAGGGCTGTCGCACGAACCGCTTTAGCGTCGGCGATAGCTTCCTCAAATAGTTGTGATTTCATAAATTTGTTTTGTTTGTGAAGTTATTAGAACTTCAAGAAGTTGAACTGACTACCGAAACAACATATAGGATAATGTTGTATTATAGATATAAATATATAAACTTTTTGAAAACGTCAAAAATTTAAAAAATAATCATCCCTTAATGTCGAAATATCTCTCTAGAACTCTGCCCATATCTTCGTAAAGACCCTCCATCTGTTGCTGTCGGATCTTCGACTCTTTTGCAATTTTACTAAAATTTTCGTTATACTTTCTGAGTTCCATCATATTTCTCTTAACGGTGGATTCCTCGATAAAATCTGCACACTCATGTAAAGCATAAGCCTCGGCAAGTTCAACAATTTCCTGCAAGTGAGCGGCCACTTCGGATATATCACGTTCTCTATATATGGCCTTTCCATATTCATTGAACTGAGAAACCATCGTCGATAATTTCTTCTTTTGTTCCACAGAGAGACGTTTATCCATGCTGCTAGTTTGAAGTTCTTCCGTCTTCATGGTAGAGACAGAGGTAATTCCCTCTACGATTTGTTTTAATTTGATCATACGTTCAATAAATAGTTAAAATTTCTCAAAAATATCGTGTATCTTGGTCAACAAAGAACCGTTCTGCTTAAAACGTAGAGTATCTCCACGTTTTCCGTTAACTGATTGTTCAAGATACCATCCGTCTTTTTTCTTATATACTGTCAATTCAAGTTTTTTCTCATCTCCATTGACAACCTCTTCGTGAGAAAAAACCATCTTATACATTCCGTTGGATTCAAATCCCAAGTCATCTAAACCATCCCATTCGTGAATCTCCCATTCATCCGGAGCCAACATATCAGACTCCATGATTCTTCTCATAGAAAACATATTCATATCTGATATTCTTTAGTGATTGTATTTACAAAGTTAAATAACAAAGATGTATCGAACTTCTTAGAACTGTCTGTGAACGGTCGGCTGACCTTTATAATAATCTCATCCCTATCATCCTCTTCCTCGGTATCATCATCTTTCAAATCTGTAGTGACTGACACGTCCGTCGGTTTTCTTACGGAAAAGAAAGCAACATATCTTCCCTGTTTCTTAACGACGGCAAGCTCTTTGTTTCTATTATTGGTTATCTCAGTAGAACTGAACCTTATTTCGTTAGGCATTTTTTTATAAGGTTTTGAATCCAAAGTATCCAATATTTCTACCTCCTCTTTAGAGAATGTCTCGCCACGATTCTCCGGCTTTGCTACATATTCGTCAAAATCTTCTTTTGCTGTTATGTTCTTGACTACAGGGTTTTCCATTTCCTCCGTGAGAACAGACCTTATAAGATCCGACGTTAAATGGAGGGATTCTCTCACTAAAATAATGTCACTGATATGTATCATTATCTTATTTCGTTTAAAATGTCGTGAACAACTTCTTCTACTTTAACCCACTTGTTAGAAACAGGATCGACAACTGTAGAAGACTGTAAGGATTCTTGCAACTGTCCACTCGGAAACATAAAGGCACCAATGGTTGATGGATTGCTCACAAAATCAAACGCAATAAGTTCAAAATCCGTGTCCACTTCTACAGTGCTTTCATTAACCTTTTTAACGGAACCCAATCCACGACTTGATATTCCTAAAGTTATTCCACAATTGAAGAGCTCTTTCAAAATATTTCCGCTTGGAGTTGTAAGTATCTCAACTTCACCATTCAAATCGGAACCATCCCACCACATTTTTGTTATATTATGTGATACGTTTTTTAAATTCACAACGCTACTTTCTGGATGGTCCAGTTCACCCATAGCCCGCTTCTGTTTTACGAAATTTTCCTCATATTTCTTAGCCTCTCTCTGAAGTATCTCAAGAGGATACACACGGCCGTTCTGATTCTTGGCCTCGGCCCGCTGAAGAACCCCACTAACTATAAGTTTCTTGTTTCCATCACCGACCCCTTCAGTAAGAGAACGTGACTTAACAGTAAACTGCATACATTCAAGTAACAATGGTTTTTTATTTAGTTCACTCATATTTTTACTTTGAAATTGCTGCATCTAACTCAGTTGACGGTCTTTTAGGTTGACTTACGGGTTCTGGGGTTGGATTCGTATCCGCTGCCGGAACTACAGCTGGTGTTCCTTTGGAATCTACAATTTTAATAGGAACTGTGACATCTATAAAATATTGTTTTCTGTCTTCACCGGTTATTATTAACTGATAATCCTCCTTACCGTACCAATCTTCTACTTTGATATCCAATACCCTCAAGGAATATTTTGTCTTAAACTGACCATATCCTTTGCTTGCTTGAACTTCGATATTCTTTCCAAGAAGCTTCTTTTTAAGAGAATCGGAAAACTTTTGAGACAGACTCACCTCAGCAGCAGATAGACTCTTTCTAAAAGCGGTTATATCTTTTGACGAATCATAATTAACATCTTCCAACAATACCTCATCCTTTTCATTCTCAGATTCGTCTTCGCATACCTTATATCCCATTTTTTCAATATAAGCGGTTGCCTTGTTCTTCCCGCTCTTGCTAAAAGCAAAAGGCGTTGAATATCCCGAGACATTTCCTGTGGCAGTCATTTCAGCCAGAAGTTCTTCTACAATCTTCTTTATTATTGGTTTTAAATCTTTCATGTGAGAAGAGCAGAATTTATTTCTTTCAATAATTCGTGAGACATTAACAAGAGCATCACGTGTCCGTCCTTGACCCCGCGTTGAACGTTCATGGAATTCAATTGGTTCACAACTTCCATTATTTTTATTTGAGTGACCTTTGAATCAACCTTTTCACACACAGATGTAAGTTTATTTTTGAGCTTTTCTTTTTCAGAAAGAACGAATGACGAAATCGAGTTTGTATTTGACACGTTGTTTATATACTCTCTCAAGATGGATTTTTGATCGGAGTTAAGAGAGTCGTATTTTTTATTCAAATTATCAACAAGAAATTTATAAGCTAACAGTCTGATATCTTCGCTTTGTTTCTTATATTCTTCAAGAAGAGCATCTTCTCTGTTAACAGATGGTGAATTTTTTGCTTTAACTAAATTTTCAATCAAAAAATCCTTGGCCTGTATAACTTCCGTTAAATCAAATCGGTTGGAGCTTACGTGACTTTCAAAAACTTTAAACGCCGAGGCGTAAACTTTATAATTCTTGATAGAAGATTTTAAAAAACTTTCTATAGGATACGCTTCACGAATCTCCCTTATCAGATTATACTTTTCGGTGGATAACTTTTTATTATCCAGCCGATCTCTGGCCTTCAAAACAACATCTAATGCACGAGACGCTTTTTTATCATCCAAGAACTGTTCGTTTACTATGAAATTGTAAAGTTCCCACTCTTTACCAAGTTCTGTAGACTCTTTGAAATATTTGAACAAAATATCTCTTGCCTTAGATTCTTTTTTATCAGAAAGTATCTCAGCGGTAAGCTGACGAGTTAGCAATTCAAACAATATTCCTGTATTTTTGAACTTTGAGTGTTTTGATTTTTGCATATTGTCGAGTTTACCTCAATTTATAAATATGGTTAGATTGAGCAAAATTTAATAAATACTTCACTATTTACCCTTTTTGTGTCACTGATGGTCTAAAATATTAGATTCATCGAGTAAGGATTTTTTGTTTCCGTGTGATTCCGATTCCCTTATTAATGATTTTCTGTTTGAGTCCGGGCTGATATTTATGAACTTTTTCAACCGAGAGATGTCCACAGACTCTCTGGACAAAGGGCTCCCGCCTGCAAATCTGTGTCTAATCGGGTCTGTCCTGCTTTTGGAATTGTTCTCCAACCTTCCAAGAGGATCCTCCCCAAATGGGTAATTACTTGCTTTTTTTATTCCCGCTTGAGAAGCTCGCGGCTTTGCCTTTTCAGTAAGTTTTGGCGGCACCGTTTCTTCTCCAGTCGAAGATGGTTCTCCGCCCGTAGAATCCTCATCGGAAGATTCTTCGTCAGGAATAGCCCCAGTTTCATCCCCCTCTCCGGTTTCTTCTGGAGAAAATTCGTCAGAACCAGAAAACCCTCCACTAGAACCACCAGAGGAACCTCCGGAAGAATCTCCACCCACATCTTCCAATTCACCGTCCGCATTCACCTTTTGTAAAGAAACTGCAGGGTCATTTCCCTCCTCTTCTATTTGTTTAAACCTCCAGGATTGTTTAACGTCGCCAATAACCTCGTTCTTCGATTTCAAAATATCATCGTCAGACATATTGAATATGTTTTTATATATCCAATCCTTAGAAAACAATTTATTCTCCATCATGTCTTTAGCAACACCCACTTTATTTCCCCATATATCAATCTTCTCTTTTTCAAAGATCGTCGACGGATTTGTTAACTCCAACGTGAAATCGACCAAATTAGCATCAGTATATCCCTGAGAATACAAGTGAACCACTGCCACCTTTGTCAATTCGGAGGTTAAGATTTTCTGAATTCTGTTTACAGTTCTTGAAAACCTAACATCCTCTGAAGCAAGAGTAGCTTTTCCGCTTAAATCTTCCTCGTATCCTAAAAATGCTTTTGGTATCTTCAAAGCAGCCATCATTTTATTTCTCAGATACTCTATATCTTCTGTTCCGGTGAACTCCATTCCACCAAGAGGTTCTATACTCGTTCCGCTGTCGCTTCCACGGACAGGTAAATAGAAATCCTCGACCATGTTTTGTAAATTGAATCTCAAATTGTAATCTCCGGTATTTTCATCCATGTATGGGATTTTCTTCATTTTTGAGATAGTTCTCTCCATGAAATTATCAACCTCTGATGGAGGTATGTTTCCCACATCTATTTTAAAAACACGCTTATCAGGAGCCCTCATTATTCTATGAATAAGCATCGCGTCCTCCATAAGACTCAATTGTTTCCAAACTCTTCTCGCTCCCTCTATCATAGATTTACCGTAAGGAAGAAAGTTACTATCGGATATTAACCTAAAATGAGCAATCTGATAGTTCTCCAGTTCCTCCATAACTCCTGCAGGAGTGGTTACTTGATATCTCACATAGTTCTTGTTGAGTGGGTCGGAATTTTCTACTCTTACCACATTATACGCCGAAATCGGTTCTACAAGATAAACACCATATTCCGGAGAAATGTTCATTTTCAAGTAAAAGTCTCCATACTTACACATATTCCTGGTCCACGACCAAAGATTGAACTCTATGTTTAGAATATCGTAAAACAGATTCTCAAGAATCTTTTTAATATTGTTATCTGATGCTTTGATGTTCAAAACAAAACCCATTTCGTTATGCGTAAGACATTCATCCGCGTATATATCAAGAGCCGAGGCTATGATTGGATCCATATCCATCGTGTCATAATCCCTAAAGAGTTCCAAACGTGAGGCTTGATATGCAAGATTAAAATCCCTTCCATATTGATTGTATCCGGAAGTTCGTATTCTGTTAAACCGATCTCTCAAAGAATTTCTATCAGTAGCATACTGAACTTGGTCGGTATCCTTTATCTTTAACATCTTTCCACCGACGTTTCGCACGATCACATCTGTAGAAAAGAGTCTCTTCAACCTGGAGTAAAGACTTCGTGATTTTAAATCAATGGGCTTGTCTGGATCGATCATAATTTACTATATGTGGATAAATAGTGAAGATTCATTATAATAACCACTTTAAATCCTCCTGCTTTCTCGATATGGGGTTGGAAGAAAACACAGACCCAGCGTTTGACGGCATAGACCAATATTCTCTTCCCCTATCAACCGTCTTGTGATAGACCTGTTCTCCCCCTCCGGTTTTACTGATTCCTCCCAGAAGAGCCTTTTGATATTCTCCAGAATCCGCTCGGAGTCTCAAAGCCGTGTCTCTCACCCAAAGACCTACACCTAAAGAAGTCACCAGGTCGTCGTTATATCCCGTCATCGCCTCAGCCTTACTTCCGTTCCATATAAACACCGACAACTCTTCATACAATCTAACAGAGTTGGTTTTTATCGACTTATCTCTAAAATACGTCTCAAGTTTGGATATAATCAATGGTCGGGTTCTAGTGGTGGTTGTAAATCCGGGCACCATATTCCTTTCGGATCTATTTAATTTATTTGAAATTTGTCTCTCAAGATCAACATATTGAAGATCTGCGCTACTATAGAAGGTGTTTGGATACCCTATATCAATTATCTGTTGAAGAGTGGCCCACCCTACATTATTATTTTCCACCACCAAAATAGCGTTATTATACTCGGACGCCACACTGACGAGAAGATTACCATACCCCTTTGTATCTACCAAACCCTTGAACTCTGCAACTTGTTCCATGCTCTCCATATCCAAAACGTGAAATGCAGATTTATCTCGACCGTCTCCACGAGCAACATCCGCGCAAATCAAATAAGATCTAGAGTAATCAGCTGGTTTCCATATCCAAAGAGATTGATCGACCCATCTCCGTTCAATAGGTTCGGAGACACCTGCTGATTTCACCCACTTCAATGTGTCGACGTCAATAACGGTGTGCCCAGTAGTGGTAAAGTCACAATTATGAGAAACTATACCGTCTACATTAAAAACGTTCCCACCACGAACATCTATTATGTCATAAAGATCTATTGGAGATTCGATTTTTTCTATGTTTACAACGGAAATTTCTTCGTCTCCACATCCATCCAAGACAGAACCCACTTTTAAAGTGTTTGCTAAAACTGATTTTCCGTTTTTAATAAATGGGTGTGTGAGAGAACATTTTAGAAGTTTTCCGTTGGATAGTTGTATGGACAAATGTGTTTCTTTATCCAAACAACGAACTCCATAAAAATCTTTAAATCCCGTAGGAGTCAATATCTCATAATCGGTGTTGAATTTTAGACGATTCATATACGAATCCTTATAAACTTACACTTTAAATTCCGTTCGATTTCTGATTGACGGATCACGTCAGAATTTTTTAGCTTGCCTGATCTAAAATGTCTGTCCTCGTCTACCTCTAACACGACATTTTTGTCTTTATCGTAAGCATCCAAAAAATAACCCAATTCCTTCAAATAAACTTCTCCACCGTTCTCCGCGTGTTGAAATTTATACCCATATTTTTTTCCATATTCTTCTATCAATTTTATGGATGACTTGTTGTAACGAGGAACAGATTGTCCATACAAACTTTCTATATAATTTATGGCGCCGATTCTTTGTTTTTTCTTCGTTTCGGGCGAATGAGATCTTCCACTCCATGTGTTATGATACTCTGGACACTTTCTACAATACATATTCCACGTATAACTTCGACCACACTTACATTTAAGAGATTCAATATCACAGTTTCTATCGGTTATGAACAATAATCTATATTTAAAATTGTAATTTCCTTTGTAACTTCTCTGAAACTTGAACGTATCCTCTAATAACCGTGTGTGCGCATAAACGGATTTATACAAACTGGGATTTTCTTTCATCATCGTTCTGTTCTTTGCCTTTCCGAAAAACTTTTTGTAATAACCGTTAGACATTAACAATTTTCTCGTATTTTCAAGAGACATTATAGATACATTATTAGAAATAGATTCCTTTATCTTATCCCAACCAGCTTTTACATAATTATCTTCCATACAGTCACATTCTTGCGAATACATATTACGTGAAAGATAATTTGTCAAATAAATCTTTGATTGATATCTCCAATTCTACTCCGGTATCCTTATGACGAATTTTAACAGATGATTCTCCCCACAAACAGTCACATTCCTGGGCAGACCCCTTCACGCCAAGAAGTTCGGTTTGTTGACCCCTCCACTCCTGCGTCCTCTCTGGGTGTAGATACCAAGGCAAGTTTATGGTGTTAAACTTGTTTTCCTTTTGCTCGGATGCTATCCAAGTTTTGTGGAAAAAGTTTCCGACACCGTTAGGCGTGCTCAGAATTATCGCTTTACCTCCGGTGGAAAGAGTCTGTTGAGCGGAGAGCCAAATTTCCTCTATGTTATCTATAAACGCCGCTTCATCAATTATCAACAGAGATAACGCAGACGAACGCCCCGCGTCGCCCGAGGAAGACACAGCTTTTATTTGAGAACCGTTTTTAAGTCTTAGAGAAAGCCTGTTATCTTCTATACATGGTATCTTTAACCAAGACGGGAGATTATTATTCGCAAACCTTACTCTCGTAACTATCTCTTTTGAAGTCTCTTGTTTTATGCTTATACAAAGAATGTTTTTGTCGCTGTGAAAGACCATTAACCACAGAGAATAAGCAGACGTAAGAGTCGTTATACCCATCTGTCTAGATTTCAATATAATGTTGTAATCGAAATCGACTAGGTTCTTTAACGCTTTTTCTTGGAAAGGATATAAGTCGAAAGGTATAGTTCCACGAAGAGGGTGTTGGATTTTAACATACTTCTTCATGAAGTATATCGGGTCAGATAAACACCGTTTATACTCTTCCTTTATTACATCTCTAATGTTTATCTTAGACTCGCTCATCGATTTCCTTCAATGATTTATTTATTCTCTCCAAAGCCAGATCACACTCCTTCAAGTCATTCTTGGCCTCTTCAAGAACCGACTCCCTAGTGGTGTCTTTCCAAACCTCCTTACTACCGTCTTCGTTTAAATAAACTATATCATCTGTGGAATTTTCTAAAAAATTAATACTTTCGATTATTTTCGCACGAAAATCTTCTACTTTCCCCTTTTGAGCCTTGAATACCTTTTCAAGTTCATATTTACGAAACTCTCCGTCAACCTTCAACTTAGTCTCGTAATCTATGTTACAATCGTAACACCTTCCCGTTTTTGGAAAAATTTTATCATCGAGATTATTCCCCCATTTCATATCTCGTTTGCACACCGAACATAACAATCTTGTGGAATCGGAGGAAACTTTCCCCAACTTATTCACTCTCTTTTTATAACCGTTCTTTTTTATCCAACACCTTCCACTGGAATCTTCCCACGTTTCACCCTCTTTTCTATTTTCCAGATTTGAATCCCAACCAACTTGGATAAAAGGTCGTTCTCCTGCCAAATACCCTCGGACAATATCTATGTTACTTCTATTTTTAGCGTGACTCATAATATAACTTAAAATTTTACTCCATACTTAATTAGTGTCTCACGAGCGTCAGCGACCATATTTTCAAAGTCTTTGTTATTTTTAATTCGGTCAATAATGGATTCAAAATAATCCAAATCAGACGATTTAGCGTCTTTCCCCAATAATAAACGGGCGATGTCAGTGGGGTTCTTTGTTATAACCTCATTTGAATTCCTATCAACCAATCCGTTCTTATAAGACCACTTCATATTTTTAAACTTTGCGATACTCGCCAATAGGACGTGTCTATGCATCCCCTTATACGAGGAATTCTCCTTTCCGCCTCTAAGACTCCATCGCATCCAATCCGTATCTCCGAACATAAAATCTGTCTGGACGAAACCGTTTTTAACGTCACCATTTATAGGGGTCTTAAAATGGACCGAATCCCCAGACTTTTTCACAAAATCCGCCGGATTATATTTTTGAGAATTGCACCAACTGGATAAGGTTTTAACAAGACTGTCTTTTTGTGTTATCTTTTCATCGACAGCCAGGTCTAAATCCCCAGATGTATCACGCTTGCCAGCCGTTCCAAGAATATTATTTAACAGAGGCAAATCTGTCACGGTTTCTAACCATTTAACAGTTGGAACGACGTCCCCTCTAGATATACGAATCGTTTCCGGTCCACCGGATTTTGATTTAAAAATATTCCCACCTTCGGACACTAAGGATTCGTTTCTTACGACAGATCTATTTGCTGCAGAAAACCCTGAACGAGAGACGAATTTTATATTTCCTCTCGGGTGTTTCATGACATATCCTTCGCCTCCGGGGAACTCCCCAATTGAAGCCCGAACCACAGAGGGATGACTCTCAAGCTCCGATATAATAGAATCCTTAATATCCATTATTTCTACAACCGTGAACCACAGTGCATCGAATCCTTCTCGGTTCTCGTTGACATGGATATTAATGTTTTTCTTTTTTTTAGAACTTAATTTATCGTTAGTATCTACCCAACCTAAAAAATCCCTCCCAAGATCGACAAGGCCAGTGTCCACCTTGCTGTTCAGATACGTATAAAGTATCTCAGGAAAATCCACCAACTTCTTCCCGGAAAGAAGTTTCCTGTTAACCAGATCGTTTATTTTTGAAGAATTTGTTTTTATAAACGTTAAAAGATTTTTCACCCTTTCTTTATCTATATTAGTTTTCGATTCCACCGATATTGGAGGAACCACGCACAATTCGTCCCCAGAAAAAGAGTCATCGCTGGTCACTTCATGAACTTTACCATCTAGATCAAACTTTCCATGAACAACAACACCCGCTGAACTCTTTCCTATCTTTAACCCCAAATGAGAAACAGAAGAAACCTTATAAGTTACTATGTTCGGTTTGAACACGAAATCTCCATTAGAATTCGGTTGTAATTTTCCAATATATAAAAGATCTCCAAAGAAAAATCCTCTAAAGTTCGGTGGAACAGACGACTCAAACGTCGAAAATGCTCTTGCCATATTATCTGCGAATTTCTTAAATGATGCACTTTTATTTTTTGCAGGAACTCCTCCTCGATTTAGAAGCATAGATTTCAACTCTTTTGGAGAACCACTCTTTCCGTCGTATCCTTTAGCATTAAACCCGTTTTTGTCGGTAAAGATAAACTTTCCATTTTTATCTCTACCAAATACGACAGCTGGAGAACCGTCCCATTTTACAGTGACACTTTTTGACTTTCCCGCAGACACATCCAGAAGAGACTTTACGGCTCTTATGGCACCGGGCGCACCCTCCCAAAAAACCAAATCCTCAGCGTGTTGTATACGGACGCCCTCTGACAAAATCTTGTCGACACATTCATTTATAAGATCTTTAAGAAAATCTCTTGTTTGATTCATAGAAATATATAGTAAATTATACTGACGTGTAATAAGGAATGTAGATTCTGTTTCCCGCCAACGTCGCGGTCAGATATCCTGCAACCGTTGGTGATCCGACAGGGGAGACATCTACGGTGTATATGAGATGACTGCTAGACAAAGAACTGCTAGCTTCATAAGCATAGCTTGAACTTACTGACCAACTAGATGAGAAAGCGGTTTCTGCTAAGCTCGAAGACAAAGAACTGCTAGCTTCATAAGCATAGCTTGAACTTACTGACCAACTAGATGAGAAAGCGGTTTCTGCTAAGCTCGAAGACAAAGAACTGCTAGCTTCATAAGCATAGCTTGAACTTACTGAC